TTCCTCTCTTAAATTTTTAAAATAAATTTTTAATCTTTCTAAATCAGCTGTTACTAATGGTGATAAACTTCCCGTTGACCAAGAACTATCGTCCCACACTACTTCTAATTTAGGTGGATAGATTGTATGTGTTTCTGTTGAGAAAAATTTTAAATTTCCAAATCTTGTAGAACTTGATTCATCTTTTGTTGTATCACTTCCAGAATTGAAAGAGAAAGTATAATCCGTTGGTGTAATTGATTCTCTTTTTAATATGAAACCTCTATTAGGATATGATGATGCTGAATATAAATGATTACTTACTAAGTCCGTAACATCTAACCTTACATCTCGGGTTGCCTTTGTAAGTGTTACTGACGAACTAACTTCGTATTGAGCATCGATACTTGATGTAAACCAAGAACCTCCGTCAGTTAATACTGAACCCGTAACCCAAGGTGTAGTTTCATCTTGGTTTCTATATTGATAACTTACTCCGTCAGTAGTAACTGGGTCGTGGTCAAGTTTACCATTACCCTCAGTCCACTCACTACCACTCACCATATATGCAAATAAATTTTGTGTTCTTAATAATTCTTCCGAACTAGCGTCATATAAATTTAAATAATACTTTGCTGATGATGGGATTTTTCCACTTTGAACCGATGATGAAATATCTGTATAGTCAAATTGTATCAAGACTCTTGAAACATTTGCAACCGTACCACTTTGGTTTACCGTTTTATTGATTTCTAAAATCTCATCAGCACCAGTATTTATTGATGATGTTGTTCCACCAGAATATATGGTTGCGTCTTTATCTCCAAATATAAAAAAATGCATTAGATATCTCCCACTACTTTACCTAATATGTCTTGATTAGGATATTTCACTTCAAAAATACTAGGGTCTAATGATGGATACACAACTCCTTTTCTTGTTGCTGATACTACATCATACACATTACCACTATATCCCGAAGTGATTGTTGCTTTGTTTTCAATTAAAATTAATTCTTTGTTAGGATTATTGTCGGTTGGTGGAACTACACTTGCTACACCATCAACTAATGATATTTGATATGCCACATCACTCAATACTATTGGTTGATTTATTTGCCACTTAGAAGTATCAAAATGATTTTTAATTGCTTGAACACAATTAAATAATACTTCACTCTTATTAAATCCTCGTTGTGTAACTATTGCGAATTTTACTCCAATGTTAATAATATATGCATTCTTTAAATTAATAGCATCAGTTAACACTCTATATTGTGATAAGTACAATTTAAGATTTTGTTTGACTGCTTCATTTAGAGTAGTTAGTTTTCTACTTTCGTCATATCCAAGTAAATACATATTCATAGCAAATGGATTTGGTATTGTTGTTAATTCACCTGTGTCATTAGTTTCATATTGTTCGTCTTGAACTATATATGCTTTTGCTATGTTTCCATATTTTTGTGGTAATGAATAAACTCTTGTAAGATAATCTTGTCTTGTTACTGCACGATTTTGTGTGTTTAAATATGCTAATGCATTTTGTTTTATTTCAGTAAGTGTTTCTTTTGACGCACCACCTGTCGCAGGTAAAGGATTATTAAAAGATAGACTTTGTTCTGCGTCTGAAACCTTAGTAGAAACTAAGTTTCCACTATCAATTGAAAAATTAATATTCTTTGGTTGATTAATAGAACCTGCTCTAACATTATGCTCAACTGCTCCACCATAACGATATGTAAATGTTAATGTAGTGTTCGCTGGTGCTAACCCGTAAGTTCTTGTTTTCATAAAATTACTTGGGTCAAAAGATTCGTCTAGTTTAGAAACACCAAAACCTAATGCTGAACCAACATTGTCCGGATTTGGAATAATAATTTCGTCTGGATTATCACTAACTCCTGCACCAAATCTTATTTCAGTTGTATCATCATTATTAACTCTCGTTACAAATCTTCTTGAAGTCTTAACTAATCTCAACATATATGGTGTATCATTTTGATATTGAGTTAAATCGGGGTCGTTTAATTCTGTATTTTCAATGGTATCAAATATCGTGTCTTGTGCTAAGAAAGGAACTTCATACCAATTATTACCATCAGAATCAACACAAGAAACTATTTCAGATACTCCCGTTTTATTTAATGTAAGTTTATCAAACTTTTTACCTGTGGTAAATGGAATTTCTTCCTCAATAGTAGTCCCTGATTTTGCGATTACTTTCTTTTTTAATAGAAAATCATCTGGGTCTGTACCTGAATTAGGTTTTATAATTTCAATTTCTAACGGGTCTAATGAACTAGATACTCTAAAATCAACTTGGTCTAATGTAGTAAAGTCTACACCGGTATCTGATGTAAGAATTGCATTTCTTGATAATACACCAGCATAATCTAAATCCGGAATAAACCCACCAGAACCATCATCCTTTGAAGGAACCGTTTGACTAACTTCTATTTCTACTGTCGAAGGAACTGCTGTCTTTGGTTTATATCCGTAAGATTGTGCTATATTATAAACATTTTTCTTTTCTTCTGCATAATTAAGTAATGTTTCTTTATATTGATTGTCAACATAATAATTTAAAACATCACCAACATAAGATGCCATTTCAACAAACATCATACCTGGTGATGATTCATTGAAGTCATTATATTGACCTGGAAAATAAGTTTTTGCAAATTCAATTAAATTTTGTCTAATTGATGAAAAATCTCTACCAATATAATTTACATCTTTTTTTATTACTTTTTTGTTTACATTATAATCGACTGCCATTTTATTCTCCTACTTCAAAAGTAAATGTGATTGTATCAAGTGTTTCTGGTTCAAGTGTTGTAGAATATTCTAATGAAATTAAAACTTGATTTGAGTTTCTATCATCTTGAACTACAATTAAATTATTTGTGTTTACATAAGGTAACCAAGTAGATAAAGATTCTCTAATATCGTTCTCTATATTTTCTAAACCTGATGGTGTTATCTGCTCAAATAGTAAACTTTTTAAATTAGTACCAAAATTTGATTGAAATACTCTTTCACCTTTTTCTGTTAATAATAAGTTTCTTATATTAGACTTAACTTGTTCTCTAATGGTTTTTGTTTTATAAAAAAAACCTTCTGGACTATGGTCTAATGGAAATCGTATTCCAATATAAATATCATCGTCTCTATCTATTTCTCTAACATTTGCCATTATGGTCTAAATCCTGTATCACCTTTTTTCTTATTATTTATTGCTTTCATTAATCCAGAATAATCACGAGTTAATGCATTTTGAACATCTTCTGGTACGGCATCTACTGAAACACCTGCTTTTTTGATTGAATCAACTGCTGCCATTTCTCGTGCTTTTTCTTTGTTTTGTCCCATACCTAAATCACCATAACCTAAGACTTCTGCTACATTGTCAGAACCTAACACCCCACCTCCTAATGTAGGATACTCATCTGTTTCTGATGCTCCTAATGGTTTGGTGTTGTTCAATACTTCATTTAATGTTTTATTTTTCGTGTATTGTTTCTTTGGTTTTTGTTTGACTTTTGGTTTAGGTTTAGAAATCGTTTCTGCTAATTTGATTTCTTCTTTGTCATTAATAAATATCTCGGTCATCTGTTTTTTAACTTCTTTACGGACAACTAATTCAATTATTTTTATTAACTCTTTTTTATTCATTTTTACTCCTATTCGGTATTTACTTTTTTACTTAAAATTTTATTTACTTGTTGTTTTATACTATTTACATCTGCCGTAAGTCCTGGTGCTGCTCCTGGATTAGCACTTGAATATGAACTGACTATGTTTGACAATGATGTTAAAATATTATCAAGTATTGTTTTTAATTCATTACCCAATACTACTGGTTGTGTGTTTTCTCCACCTAAATTTATTTCCTTTGTATAAACATTAAATTTTTCTCTACCGTGTAAAACTATATTGTCTGATTGTAAAGTAATTTGTGGTTCATCAAAACTTTCCACATCTTTATCATTAAATTTAAACTTAACATTTTCTTTTGTTGTTAAATAAATAGAGTTTATGTCAGTATCTAAACTCTCTTGATAAGTAAAATTTATATCTGGCCCAATATCATTTATACCAGAAGTTATTTTTATATTTGGTGAGTCTATATATTCTTTTGTTGTATTACTATCAATCCAGTCTTTTACTTGATTACTACCAAGACGAATTGAGTTTCCAAATCTACCTTGTATAATTGTATCTCCCTCACGACTTTCTAATTTCTTAGAACCACTTATACTTGGTGTAAAATACTTACCAAGATTTGTGGGTTGCCCAGTAAGGTAGTTACTAATACCAGATAACGAATTTGCTATTGGTGAATTTCTAATATTTAATTTTGACATATAATAATGTCGTCCACCAAAGTCAGTTCCTAAAACTACCTCACCTCGTAAAGGAAGTTGTAAAATATTTTGGTCAAGTGGTAATAGAACTGTTTCATCAGTCCCACCCTGGTCAGCAATAACATATCTACCAACGATAGCACCTAAGTCTTTATTATTGGCTTCATCTGCTATTACTTCCAAAACCTCAACTGGTTCAAAATGTAGCATTAATTTTCCTTAGTTATGGAACTTTCTATTTCGTCCTTCTTGATTTGTAACTCTTGAACATCAGATTCTATTGCGTCCATAAGTTGTTTTTTTTCTGATTCAGATAAACCAAACTCATCTCCACTATCTGACACTCTTTTTTCTGCTGCTGTAATTCTTTGAACGATTGTTGCTAACTTAACAAGTTGTTCATCGTTCTTAACATTGATTTCTAAATACTCTTTTAGCATAGGAACTATTTGAACGGCGGTATCTCCGTCCTTAATAAATCCAACTATCTCTTTCATCAATACTTCTAATTGTTGTTTATTAGTTTTGGAATTATCATAAATGTCTTTGAAAACATCTGATAAGGTTTTTCCCTTGAATATTTCGTAATCGTTTGCCATAAAATTTACCTAACAATAAATATACAAATGTCAAAAAATAGGAATATATATTTATATACTAATTAATTTTTTCAAATATATCATATAGTTATTATACGAAGTCGGTTTTAACACCGATTTTTGTTCATTTAAAGGGGGAAACTAAAATGAAAGAGATAATATCAATGGTCAAAGGATATGTAGATGACCTAGTTCAACTACTTATGTCTTTGATATCCATAGGTGTCATTTGTGAAATTATTTTCGGAAGTGGCTTCTTTGGTGTAAATGTTATTGAAAATATAACCTCAATCATCGCAATGTTTGGCGACAAAGGATTTGTTGGATTACTTGCATTGTTGATACTTATGGGATTATATAGGAAATAAAGGTGGATTAAAAGGGGTGATAGAAATATCACCCTTTTTATTTTCTAACAATAATAATGTTTCCATTTTCGTAGTGAAGTAAATTAAGTTTGTTTTCATAATCTGATAACTGATTTAAATCTCTACTTAAATTATCATTTGTGTGTTGTTCTTTTAAAATTTTAACTTCTACCCAAAGATGTAAGTTTTCCATTACCCAATTATTACACATATCATCTACAATTTCGTCGTTAGTCATTCCTAAATGTTTACGACTCTCTATTTCATTTAAAACAATTTTACCCACAAGAGTAACTCCTAGTGTGTGGTCTTTTGTATACTTACCACCCTCTAATGCTTTCTTACTCCATAAGTTTGCCCAACTTGGTTTGATAATACCTAATGTGGCGTTATAACCACCTAATAATCTGTTCCATTGTTGTCTTTTTGAAGTTATACGACCAGAAGGTAAAGTTCTTTCATTTGTATAAAAGTCAGTATTATAGTTTGGGTCATCAATAACTTTTTGTTGTGCAAGATATTGTTCTAAACAAAGTCTAAACGAAACCTTTATTTTAGTTTCTTGCTGTTTTACTATATTAATAAATTGTTCTGTATAAACTAACTTATAGAACTTTGTGTCTTTGATATTAAATCCGTAATCAACCATATTACAATTATAAAATATCCCAACTACCTGTGAACTTAGTTTCTATACTACCTGTTGCTAAATAGCTTTTATGTAGATTGACGTGATGTTTTTTCAATACATTAATTACTCTTGTGATGTGTTGTGTATTACTTCCAGTCATTTCTCTAATTAGAATGTATAATGCTTTCTTATTAAAGTTTTCAATGTTCTTTCTTTGTTCCATTAAATACAATACTGAATTAGCAACATCTATATCTTGTTTTCTTTTGAACACGGTGGTAAGATTATTTGTCCAGTAATCTATGAACATTTCCATATATTCTTTTTGACCCTCTAAGATATCTTCTCTTTGTGTCTCCCACATAGCATCTCTTTTGTAATCAGTAACTTCTTCACCCTCGTGTTGTTTGAGTTTTTTATAATTATTATTATTATGTAAGATTAAATAGTTCTTAGCAACAATACTGAAATAACTAAATGCTTTACCCTTACCCTCGGTGAACTTATGCATATTCATATACAAAAAACTCACTACCTCGTGTTTAACATCTTCACTTGGAACATCAAAATAATAAAACTTAAATGTGTGAATAATATTTTCTGCTAACTTTTCAAATGGAACTCTTATGTGTTCATTATAAATTCTTTCTTTCATATGTGGACGAGTTTCATTATTACATCTGATGATTGCGTCTTCTGTTCCTTGATGAAAATAATATCTTGGTGAACCCTTTTTTGCTTTTCTCGGCATTATATCTCCTCTTCTGTGATTTCGTTTAACTCATCTACTGCTTCTTTTATTGATGTAAAGATAACTCCGACTTCATCATCTGCTTCAAAGTCTCCTTTACTATCAATCTCTTTTAAAGTTTCTTGAGTATCTTGGATTCTTTGTGCATAATCTTCAACCCAAGTTTCAAGTCTTTCTC